ATATAGACAAACAGGTAAAGCCGTTGACCAAAACGACATAAACGCGAGAAAATTAACCATTACGGACATCTCGAACATTACCGGTGTTCCGGTTACGTTATTAGGTCAAACAGAAACCTTTAATAACTCCGAATTGCTTAATCGTATGTTTGTTCAGTATACCTTAAGGAGTTGGACCAAACGAATCGAATCCGAATTTAACTCAAAACTATTTCCGCGTTCGCAATGGGGTAAGACCTTTGTAAAGTTTGATTTAGATGGATTATTACAGGGAGATACCGATTCAAGAGCGCGATTATATCAGACAATGTATAACATTAGGGCATTGAATCCTAATGAAATAAGGAAGAAGGAAGGTATGAACGGATACGATGGTGGAGATGTATATGGAATGCCATTGGCATCAAATTCAACTGAAAACGTAAATCCAGAATAATGGAAAAAGAAATAAGAACATTTGGGTTGGAATTGAGGGCGATGGATAAGGAAGAAAAACGAACCGTGCGCGGATACGCTGCCACCTTCGAAAAGAGAAGCGGAGATTTAGGCGGATTCATCGAAACAATCGACCGGGAAGCATTTTCGGAAACAGATATGGAAGATGTCCGGGCATTGTTCAACCACGATAGCAATTTTGTTTTAGGAAGGACCAAAGCCGGAACATTGCGATTAATGGTTGATGAGAATGGATTAGCATACGAAATCGATATGCCTGATACCCAGTTAGGGCGCGATATGTACGAATCGATTAAGAGAGGAGATATATCTCAATCTTCGTTTGCGTTTACAATCGAAGACGATGAGTACCGAAAAGAAGGCGATACTGTGTTTAGAACAATTAAGAAAATTAAGAAACTATACGATGTTGCTCCGGTTACGTTTCCGGCTTATGAATCGACATCGGTACAGGCAAGAAAAATAGACGAATTAAAAAATCAAGAATTAAAGGAAGAACATTCCGACGCGGATGCCATACGGCAACGTGAATTATATCTATTAAAACTAAACAAGAAGTAAAATGAAAAAATCTGATGAATTACGTCAGGCGAGGGCGGAAGTGTTGGATCAAATGACAGCACTACACCGTTCTGCCGGTGGTAACGAGTTTACCGAAGAAATGAGCAACAAGTGGGAAGAATTGAGTAAGAGGGCTGAAGATTTAAACAAGTCAATCGAGCGCGAATCTTTTATTGAGGCTGAAGAGTTAAGAAAGGCTAACGAAGAGGCAAAGAGAAAGGCGAATGAAGATGCAAGAAGAAATGTTAGCAAAAAGACCGAAGAAGAAAAGGTTGCTACCGAGTTCAGATTGACTGGTAAGGATGGAGCCATTACTCAATTAATCGAAAGAGGAAGATTAGAAGGTTTAAATGCTGAAATGCATCAAGAAGGTGTTAATGAAGCAAGACAATCTGGCGTATCTCCTAATGGAAATATTACCATTCCTAAAATGTTGTTAAGAACGCCGGGAACAAAAAGGGATATGACCGCTGGTACAACTACTGCTGGTGGATTTACAATCCAAACGGACATTGGAGCATTAATTCCATTCCTTGACCCAAGATTGGTAACTGAATCTTTGGGTGCTACTTATTTAACAGGGTTAACATCTAATATCGATTTCCCACGAAATAACGCTGCTGCTTCTGCTGCTTGGGAAGGAGAAAACGATGCCAATGCGGAAACATCTCCAACTTTTGATAGAATCCAGATGAGTCCTAACAGATTGGGCGCGTTCACGGATATTTCCAAGCAGTTAATGGTTCAATCTACCATTGATGTGGAAAATATGATTAGACAAAGGTTGTCTGTTGCAATTGCTAATGCGGTTGATACTGCTGCAATCAATGGTGCTGGTTCTGGTAATGTACCTGAAGGTATCTTAAATGTATCTGGAATCGGAGATGTAGCTGGAGGAACAAACGGAGCAAATCCTACTTTTGCTAACATCGTTGAATTAGAAACTGATGTCGCTACTGCTAATGCTGATTTCGGAAGATTAGGTTATTTAACTACTCCGGGCGTTAAAGGATTGCTTAAAACTACTGAAAAGGCTACTGATACTGCTCAATTTGTTTGGGAAGCCGGAAATGAATTAAACGGTTACAACGCTTTAGTTTCTAATTTAGTACCTTCTGATTTGACAAAGGGAACAGGAACTAACCTTCACGCAATTATCTTCGGAAATTGGGAAGAATTGATTATAGGTCAATGGGCTGGAATCGATTTGGTTGTAGATCCATATTCTTCAGCTAAAAGCGCATTGGTTACATTAGTAATTAATTCTTGGTGGGATGTTGCAGTTAGACACGCAGGTTCATTCTCCGCAATGCAAGATGCTTCTATAGCGTAATATAATTATAAAGGTAGGTAGTCAAATCGGCTACCTACCAAATTAAAAACATCACAATGGATTTAATAAAGGTTAAATTTCTCAAATCGCCAACAGGCAAATATAAAATGGCGTATAACGCTGGTCATGTTGGATTAGCACATAAAGACCTTGCAGCTGAATTGGTAAGGGAAGGGTATGCGGAATATGTAGAATCTGCAAAGATTGAAACCAAAACCAATACAGAAGCGGAAAAAGCTACCACAACGGCAAAAAAACGAACGACTCGCAAAACGAAATAATGGGATATATCAAGGTTACATCTGGTCCTTCTACTCCTATTCTGACTACGGCAGAAGCTAAAAATTATTTAAAAATAGATACATCCGCTGATGACACGCTTATTTCTGATATGGTTGATGCAGCAACTAACTACTGCGAAAATTATCTTGGTCAAAAATTCATTACTCAAACTATTGAGGAAGTTTACGACAAAATTCCTAAACCGAAAATAGGCGATTTATTTCCGACCTTGTTTTTGACTGCGCACCCGGTTAAATCCGTAACGTCAATAACCTACACCGACACGAACGAAACGGAACAGACTTGGAATAGTTCCTTATATAAGGTAGATACCTATCGAAAGGCGGCAAGAATCACACCAGCGTACGGCGAAGTGTTCCCGGATATATTGGCGGAGATTAATTCGTTAACGGTTACTTATGTTGCCGGATACGGAGACGCATCTTCAGATGTTCCGGCTTCGATTCGACAGGCAGTAAGATTGGTTTTGTCCGATATGTACCACAACAGAAGCGACTTTGTAAAGGAGAAGTATTCAGCTTCACAGTCGCTCCTTGACAGATTGAATTATAACCTATTTATTGGCATCTAATGAAGGTCTGGAACAAATCGGAAATATTGGGCAGAATGAACGAGCGGATCGCGATTGAATCCGTTTCCGAAACCAGAAGTGCATCAGGAGCAGTAACTGAATCTTGGTCAACATTTGCAACCGTATGGGCAGCGATTTCATATCAAAAGGTAGGTACAGATGAAAAGGAAATGGTGGCGAAACAGACAACGGTTCGGAATGTAGAATTTACGGTTCGACATAGAACCGATGTAACCGAGAAGATGCGGATTAATTTTGATTCGAGATATTACGATATAGATCGGATTACTTACGAGCCAGAGAAACAATTTATGGTACTTGAAGCAAAATCGTATAAGTAATGATAGAATTGAGTCAAGCGGATTTAATACAGTTTAATAAGGATGTTGAACACCTTATTAAGCGCATTTCTGATGCTGACAAAATTAAAAAAATACTATCTCCGGCAGCATTTGTAGTAAAGGAACGAGCGCGACAATTAACACCAAAAGCGAACACAAGGAATAGGGATAATAGTATTGAAAGGAAGTTTCCACCTAAAAAATTAAGAAGTGATGTACTTTATACTTATAAGACTCCTAAAGTGGTTGGAAATAAGAAAGCTGGTAAAGGTTATGGAAGAGTTACAGGAAAGTACGGAATAGGAAACTTGAGATATTCTATTCAAGTAATATCGGAGGTAAAAAAGAAATTTAAAGCACCGATTGCTATTATCGGTAATATAATAAACAGGAAAAAAAATATCGTAAATCCGAGCGAAACAAAAAACAATGGTTGGTATGCACATATGATTTACGGAAGCGCAAGAGCATTTGGAAGCAAAGTGACACAAGCTGCGTTGCGCCAACAACAAGGAATGGTTTATGCCATTGTTAGAACTGGGGTTGACAAATATTTAGATTCGTTAAAAAAGGGAAAAATAAATTAAGTGGCAACATCTAATGAAATCGGAAAAGCAATCTACTACATTCTATCGAATGATGTTACCGTGTCTGCTTCGGTTTCTACTCGCATTTTTCCAATTGTTGCTGCGCAAGATACGGCATTTCCTTTCGTGGTATATACAATCACGAATCAAGAGCCGACTATGACCAAGGATGGAGTAAGTCCATTGGATACTATTTCCGTACAAATCGATTGCTACGATTTAGAATACGATGCCAATGTAACTTTATCTAATGCGGTACGATCCGCGTTGGATTTTTATTCTGGAACGGTTCAGAGTCAAACCATTCAACGG